GACGGCGCAGAGGGCGAAACTGGCCAGCGGTTCTTTCAGCGTGATAGCTTCAAGGATGCGTCGGCTAAATTTGGGCAGGCGTTCGCGGCATTGGGTAGCAATCCGGGCGTTCAGAAAATGGCCAACGAAGTGGCAGGCCAGCGCACAGAATTAAAGGCACGCAACAAAACAACTGAATACCTACGCGCAAACGGTCTGGGCGACATGGCTGACATGGTTGAGGCTGGTGAAATGTCGGCTGGCGCTGTTATGTCCCAGATCGTCAAGCAGAGATTGGGTGGAGGGCCTGATGACCCAACCGACGTTCGGTCCCTTCGCATGAAGGCAGAAATGGCGGGCCTTGTTCCGGGGACTAAAGAATATCAGGACTTTGTGATAAATGGCGGCGGCGCGCCATCTAACTTTAGAGCTTTGGATATGCAAGCGGTGGCGTCAGGATACAAGCGCGGGACGCCAGAATATCAAGAGTTCATGGCAACGCGCGGATCAGGACTGCAGGAAGGTGCCGTATTGGCCGCCAGAACTGATGGTGCTGGGTCAGCCGAGGCTGCCAAGGTTGGCGGCAAGATGACAGCGGAACGTGCATTTGAAGCATATGACCAAGCGGCAGGCGTAAGCAAGTCAATGGGGTCAATAAGTGAGGCCATTGCTGCCATTGATAGCGGAGCAGAAAGCGGCTTTTTCCAAAAGTACATCCCAAACATTACGGAGGCCTCCGCGTCCCTAGAGGTGGCGATGAACAAAATGGGATTAGACGTAATTTCTTCGGTCACATTTGGCGCACTCTCTGAAAAGGAAATGTCAGTAGCGATGGCTACCGCCGTTCCGCAAGACTTGCGGCCCGGACCTCTGCGGGCTTGGCTTGTGGATAAACTCAACGCACAGACCAAGGCGCGCGAGGCGCTTATGAGTGCAGCACGTTACCTATCACAACCGGGCAACACTATCGGCGGCTGGATGGACGAGCAAGAAAAGAGTGGCGGCGGAATAAAAACCCAAACCCTGCCTCCATCAGGCGTGACTGACGAGGCAAGGGTGGACGCCCTTAAACTTTTGAACTTAGGGGGAAAAGACTAGATGGCCGATGACCGCATGACCTTTGGCGAAAGCAAGCAGATACTAGACGCCATTTCTACCCTTGAAAAACTAGAAGCGTCTGGAGAAATTCGCGAGGCAGAGCAGAAGGCGCTTGATAACTTTCGAGGTAAAAAGCGTTCGGCAACCCAGTCCAAGGCAGACACGGTTGCGACATATCGCGGAGTTCAGGCTGACGGTTCTTTCGGGCTGGCTGACGAAATCAACGGCGCAAGGAAGGCGGCGGGCGACTTCATGCGTAACGGAAACTTGGCGGGGGCCAAGGCCGCATATGCTAAGTACAGGGATTTGACGCGTGAGAAGGATATGGCGGCGCAGCTTCTAGCACCTGACGCTTTTGACAGGGGGAAGAAGACAGGCGCAGTACTCAGTGCTTTAACGCCAGCAGGCGTAGCAACAAAGGGTATGCAGGGTATGTCTATGCTGGGTAAGATGGCGGTCGGTGGCATAACGGGCGCGGCCACTACGGCGCTGCCTGAATTTGCAGAGGGTGAGGGCGGATTCCAGCGCCGTATTGCGAACGTCTCCCCTGTTGGCGTTGCTATCGGTGCGGGGCTTGGCGGGCTTGCTCCGGCAGCGGGCGCGGCGGTAGGCGGTACGGTTCGAGCGGCGCAGAATATGCGGCGCGGCGTGGAGGGGTTCGGCGCGTCTGCATCTAATCGGGTCGCAAACTCAATGGGTAAGGCGCAGCGTTCGGGGCAAGACATTCAAGCGTATCTTGACAGCATTGGTCCAGAGGGCATGATTGCCGACGTTCAGGGTGCCCCGCAAAAGCTGGCCCAAGGTTTAGCTTCAATGTCTGGCGAGGGTAGTGATGCGCTGCAACGCTCAATTCGTGGGCGTGCCGAGGACGCTGGAGCTCGTATCGACCAAACAGTGACGCAGCGGATAGATGAGCCAGAAGCGGCCTATCAAGCGAGGGTTGACCTTGCCACCGAACGATCCACCGTTTTCGGGCCGATGTACGACGCGGCCACGTCTAGCAAAATGACATTTGATGTGACCAACATACGCAACCAAGTGAAGTCTGTAGGCGTAGATGCGGCATCGACGGTCAGCAAGAAGCTGAAAACCGTGATGAAAGATTTGACCGAAGATGGCGCAATATCAGCAAAGCGTCTGCACAACTCCAGATCGGCCTTGAGCGACGCCATCTTTAAGGCTGGGATCAAAGGGGATGGGGCCGTTGTCGCAAACATGCGACCTATCCTTTTGGAAATGGATCAAATGTTGGATCAAATACCTGACTACGCCACGGCACGGGTCGGCTATGCTAACAACAAGGGTATGGAGCGAGCCGTCGATCAGGGGCGCAAGGCGTTTACTGGATCGGCAGCAACAGCAATGTCACCAAAAGTATTGAGTGACGCTCTTGGCAAAATGTCACCAGCACAACGTGACGCCTATAAAAAGGGCGCGCGAGAGTACATTTCGGCCCTCATGGGAACATCTAGCAATGACGCAGCAGCGGCATGGCGTGAGTTTGGCAAGAATTGGAACGCTGAAAAGCTGCGTCTAGTTGTTGGCGAGGATGACGCCCAAGAAATTACACGCAGGCTAATGGCTGAAAAGGATTTTTCCGCTACGCGCGGCGCTGTGGTCGAGGGTTCGCAGACCTCGCAGAGATCGGAGGCCCGCGAGGCACTTTCTGACATACGCGACCCTGAAAGCGGCAATGCACCTTCACCTGTTAGCCGTATTCGTCAGGGCATTGAGGCACCAATTAACGCTGTTATCGACAACATACTTTTTGGCCCGCGTCGAGGCACGGTCAACCGCGAGATTGGGCAGCTACTATCACTGCAAGGCGATGCGCGAAACCGTGCTGTCACGGCGCTACTTGCGGAGGCTAAGACGCTAAACGACCCCACAAGGTTGCAGCAGATAGTGGAAGCAGTGGCAACGGCATCCGGCCTAACTTATGCGCAGACGGTAGACGTTCAATAAGCGACATCTTTACAACAGTGCTGCAAAAATGATACTGTGGCAGAAATACAAGGATCGACGATGGACCTGAAAGCCAAAACACGCGTAGAAATTGAAAACATTGTTCAATCTGCCATTGGCGGCGCGGTGGATTTTGTCGAAAGCGAAATCTCTGAGGGTCGTATTAAGGCCCAGCGCTATTACGACGGCCACGTCGATTTGACGCATGAGGACGGTCGCAGCAAAGTTGTCTCGACGAAAGTTCGTGACATTGTGCGGGCAACGAAGCCAAGCCTGATGCGCGTATTTCTTAGCTCCGCACGACCCGTTGAGTTTGTGCCGAAAGGCCCGGATGACGTTAAGAACGCAGAGCAAGCCACTGAGTTTATGCATCACGAATTTACGCGCCTGAATGGTTTCAATGTCCTGAATGACGTTTTCCATGATGCATTGGTCAAGAAGCAGGGCGTCGCAAAGATTTACTGGATGGACTACCCAGAGGCCGAAATCCACAGTTACACCGACTTGAGCGATGACGAATACACGTTCTTGGTTGCAGAGGATGACGTGACTGTGATCGAACACAGTGTCGAGTCGTCTATGTCGATGGACCAGATGGGCTTTGAAGTTGAGGAGCCTATCCACAGCGTTAAAATCAGCCGCGAAAAGACCAAGGGTGAGCTGTGCATCGAAAGCGTACCGCCAGAAGAATTTTTCATTGATCGCAACGCACGGACGTTGAAAGACGCATACGTTGTTGCGCACCGTACGGAAATGCGTGCGGGTGATTTAATCAACATGGGCGTTGATGCCGAGTTGGTCGAAAAGTTAGACGGGTTTGCCAGCGGGTCAGAAATGACGCAGGCAGAACATCAAGAGCGTCTTGGGTATGTTACCGACAGCAGTGACGAGGACGCGCAAGACGAAAGCATGAAAAACGTCGCGGTCACAGAGGCATACATGAGAATGGACGTTGACGGCACTGGCACGCCAGTCCTGCACAAGTTCCTTTGCGGCGGCACGAATTACGACTTGTTGGACTACTCACCTTGTGATGAGCAGCCGTTCGCTCTATTCGAGGTAGACCCGGAACCGCACTCATTTTATGGCAATTCGCTGGCCGAGCTAATCTTTAATGACCAAGACTCAACCACATCCGTTTTGCGTGGCATTATGGACAACGTGGCGATGACCAACAATCCAAGACTGGCTGTCGTCGAGGGTCAGGTTGACCTTGATGACCTTTTGAACAACGAGATCGGCGCAATTGTTAGAATGAAGCAGGCAGGCGCGGTCCAAGAATTGACTGTGCCATTTGTTGCTGGTCAAACACTGACGGCGTTATCTTATCTCGACGGCCAAGTCGAAAGTAAAACGGGCGTCACACGGGCCTCTATGGGGCTTGATCCAGACGCCATGCAGTCGACAACCAAGGCAGCCGTGACGGCCACCGTACAGGCGCAGGCGGGCCAAGTTGAAGTTATGGTTCGCAATCTAGCCGACGGCGTGCGCGATATGTTCGGCATCATGCTGCGTTTGATGATAAAGAACTTTGACGAAGATCAGATGGAGCAAATGAACGGCTCCGCAGCGCCAGTCGATCCGCGCGTTTGGAACTCGTCGATGGACGTTTCTATCAACGTCGGTCTGGGCACTGGTCGAGAAGAAGAAAAGATGATGGGGCTGAACCAAGCGCTGCAAATGCAGACAATGGTTTACCAGACATACGGGCCATCAAACGGCCTTGTGACGCTCACAAACATTCGAAATACGCTGGCAGATTTGCTTGCGGCTTCGGGCGTTCGCAATGCGGACCGCTACTTCTCGCCAATGACGCAAGAAATCGAACAGCAGATGCAGCAACAGGCAATGCAGGCACAGCAGAACCAAGGCCAAGAGGCCAACGACCCCAACGCTGCATTCCTACAGGCAGAGCAGATAAAAGCGCAGGCCAAAATGCAGAACGACATTGGCCGCTTGCAGCTTGATACACAGAAGGCCGCCGCTGACGACGACTTAAAGCGCGATGAGATGGCACAGGACTTGCTCGTACAGGCCGCCAAGATTGCAGGGCAGTACGGCACAAACGTCGACACGGCCCGCATCAAGGCTGAACAGGACAAGGTTCGCATGATCGGCGGCATAGCGCAGGGCGGCGGTCAAAATGGCAACAGATAAACGCATGAAAGCGCAGGCAGCGCGGACGCTACAGGCGGACGACGCATTTCAAACTTTCATGGCAGAGGTTCGCGATGAGCAAATGCGCATATTCGCAAACAGTGGCGTCGATGACGTTGACCTGCGCGAAGACGCGCACGCAATGATTCGGGCCTTAAACCAGATCGACATGAGACTTGATGCCGCAATTGGCGTCGAAAAAATGTTAGATCGTAAGGAAAAAAGGTAGCACCGTGGAAGCGACTACAATGGACGACGCAGTTTCAATGATAACTGAAAGCGGTGGGGCAGATGATGCCTCGACCGAGGATAATCTACGCGACGCCGTGACCGAAATCACAGAGCCAACTGACGACGGTCAGAGCGATGAGGTTGAAGGAACGGAAGAAGGCGAAGATGACGTTGAGGCATCCGACGACGACCTAGATGATGTCGAAATTGACGACGAAGGCAATGAGGAAAATGAGGCTGTAGACACCACTCTTTACCCCGTCAAAGTTGACGGAAAAGATGAAGATTGGACACTGGACCAGCTAAAAAGATCAGCGTCAGGCGATTCGGCAATTAACAAGCGTTTTCAGGAAAATGCTGAGGTCCGCAAGGGCTTAGAGCAACGTGAAAGCGTTTTAGCGCAGAACGAGCAGCATGTTTTACATCTGTTCAATCAAGCGCAGCAAGGTGGCTTACAGGCCCCAACGGCACCGACAAAGGAACTTTTCGACCAAGACCCGATTGGGTACATGGAAGCAAAGATGACCTACGACGAGGCAGTGGGCGCTTACGACAAGCAGCAACACGGCGTGCATGAAATGCAACAAAACCAGACACAGCAGCAGGAGCGGGCGCGTGGAGCGTATCTGCAAGAGCAAGCTGAAATCCTAAAGCAGCGTATGCCTGAGATTGCCGACCCAGTTAAAGGTGCGGCGTTGAAGCAAGGCATTATGGCGACGGGGATTGAGTATGGTTTTAGCGCGGATGAAATGGCGGCGGTTAGCGATAGCAGATATGTCTTGGCGTTAAATGACGCGCGGAAATATCGCGACCTTGTGGCCAAGCGCAAAATCGCAACGCAAAAGGGCGAAAAGGCACGCCCAGTTGTGAAAGCTGGAACGAAAAAGCGCCCCGACGGGAACGCTAAAATCCAGCAAAAAGCGCAAGACAAGCTGAAAGGCTCCGGTTCAATCAATGACGCATTGAGCCTCATTTTAAACTCATAAACCTGAAAGGTTTACATCATGGCACAGCCAGCAAATACCTTCGACTCGTTCGAAACGGTCGGCATTAAAGAAGACTTGAGCAATGTTATCTATAATATTAGTCCAGAGGAAACTCCGTTCTATTCCAAGTCTGCAAAGACGAAAGCAACGTCCACTTTGCACGAATGGCAAACAGATACTTTGCGTGCCAGCGCCGCGAATGCTCACATCGAAGGTGATGACACAGCAGGTTCTGCTCGTGTTGCTACTGTTCGCTTGGGCAACCGCACGCAGATTTTCAAAGACGCTGTTATTGTTCCTGATACAGATGAAGGCGTGGACAAGGCTGGCCGTGCAAAAGAGATCGCGTACCAGACTTTGAAGATCGCTCAAGAACAAAAGCTCGATGTGGAGCGTGCTTTGTTTGACAACAACGCCCGCGTGGTCGGTAGCGCATCCGTAGCCCGTGAACTTGCTGGTATGCCGACTTGGTTGATTACCAACACAGTATTTGGCGCGAACGAAGGCGCAGATGCTACAGGGGACGGCACGGACGCACGTACTGACGAAACCACAGCGTTGACTGCGTTTTCTCAAGCGAAGTTTGACACCGTGATGCAGTCTGTTTGGGAAGAAGGCGGAAAGCCTGACACATGCTATTTGTCGGCATTCCAGATGAACTTGGCTCTTGGTTTTACTGGCAATAACAACCAGCGTTCGGCAGTCCAAGCTGGCGATGGTAAGGTTATTAAGTCTCTTGCCGTGTATGTGACCCCGTGGGGCACGGTCGAGTTTGTGCCCGTCCGTGAGAATCGTGCGCGTGACGTGTTTATTGTTCAGGATAATATGTGGGAAGTTGCCGTGCTACGTGCGACCAAAAACACCCCGCTTGCCAAAACTGGCGACAACACGAAGCGTCAGGTTATTACTGAGTTGACACTTTGCTGTAAGAACGAAAAAGCCAACGGCGGCATTTTCGACAACACAGTATCTTAAGCTAAAAGGGGTGGCTTAACGGCCACCCCACCAAACTACGGGAATTGATATGAAACAGATTGTTGTACTATGCCACAAGGTCAGCACGAAGCAGGGCAAGCTAATTAAAGGCACCATTGCTGAAATGACCGAAGACGAGGCGATGCGGATTTTATCTGTACGGCCCGACGCAATTGAAATTTTAGGCGATGTCGAAGTCGTCAAGCCGAAAGAGGTTAAGCGCCATGTCCCTACCCGCAAATTCAACAAAGCTATTTCAAAAGATTAGTTTTGAAGGCGACAATATGGTTATCAAAAACACCTTTGATGCCTCACATGTGCTGCGAGACGTAAGACAGGCGCGTGAGACGACAGAAAATGCTTTTGGTTCAGACTACAAACACATTGGCAATATTGATCCGGGTATGCTGGCGATGTGGCTGAAAGAGGCTGGCGTCGCTTGGTCCGACACGGCCGGAATGAAAGACGTTATAAAACGCAAAATGATGTCACCAGATTTTAGCGCGTTGCGCGTCTGGGAGGGTTCATATTGATGTCCGACGCTGAGCACACGCACGAAAACCGCATCCAGCGCCTTGAGACGTTTCGCGAGGTCATCACGATCAAGTTGGATAATACCGACGAGAAACTGGACGATATTCGCAGCTCAATAAAGTGGCTAACGAGGCTGATTATTGGCGCGTTGTTGCTCGCAGTGCTGGGGGCGTTTTTCGGGGGCTACGGTTTGTGATTGAAGTTCTCGCCCTTGCTGGCGCTGTAAAAGCCATTTCAGGCGCAATCTCTGCGGCGGTAAAGGCTGGAAAAGATGCAACGTCTCTGATGCCTGAGTTTAGCAAGCTGGCAGAACTTGACGCCGAAATTCGAGCCGCAGAGTCAGGTGCGGGCAAGGGATTTCTGGGCAAACTTTCATCCAGCGAGGCCGAGGGGTTTGCCATTGCAGAGGCAAAGATGGCGCACAAACAGGCTGTTGACGACCTGCGCAGTGTGTGTCGCCTTTACGGTCCGCCAGATATGTGGGACACTGTGCTCCGAGAGCAGGCGGCGGCACGGGTCAGGCGCGAAGCAGCGACTAAGGATCACGCGGCCAAACGTGAAAAGATTGTGTGGATAATTAGTGTCGTTTTCGGCGGCGTTTTATTTTTCATTCTGTCTGGTTTGATTATATTTAGCGCAGCGGCGTTAGACAAGTAGAAAGAAGCAAACATGAGCGTACCACAACAAGCAATCGACATGGTTAAAAAATGGGAGGGATTGCGGCATGATACTTACTTGTGCAGCGGCAACGTCCTGACCATCGGATATGGCACGACAGCGCGCGCGGGCGTCGGCATTGTCCCGGTTATGGGGATGACAATCACAACGTCCGAAGCTGAATATTACCTAGAAAAGGCTTTGGATAAATTTACGGCAAAGATTGACCCGCTTTTCACGGCAGAAATCAACGACAATGAGCGATCCGCATTTATATCACTGGCCTACAATATTGGTCCGGGTGGCTTCAAGCGTTCGTCGGCATTGCGTCACTTTAACGCTGGCAATAAAGACA